CGTAAGGTCGCTCCAATAGGAGCCCTGCGCTTACAAGCCCGTACTTGTGTATACAAGCGGGCTAGGTCCTTGCTCATGGATACCCATGAGGAAGGCTTCGGAAGCTTCCGATGCATTTCGGAAGTTCTTAAATAGATCGCCGGAGGATAGTCCTTCCCCGATCTTTCGAGCAATTATGTTGCTGAAATGGAGTACCACTTTTGTAAGTGGGTCCCCCATCAAGACACCCCTATACAGGGTAACGCGTCTTGTATGGTCATCGACCGCGTGACCAATCTTACTTAATGGCCCAGTGGCCGTAAAGTAAACATCCCGGGGCTGGAAACAGACCCCCAGGACAATTCCTTGGAGAAATGGCGGAATTCCGCATTTCTTCATCCATTTGAGGGAAACTTTTCTCCCAAATGCGTGTACCATTCGGTCTGTAGCCTCTTGGTAATCAGTACTGCAGAACCATAGGTCCTGCCAGTGCATGACGCGATCAATGTGATCATTGAAAACGTCTTCAACGCGCCTCTTCCGGTCTTCCCGGAACATGAGGTCGTACATCTCTTCTGATGTGAAATCATTAAAGAGATTCCATCCGTGGTGGGATTTTCCCATTCCGGACGACGAGCTCCTGATCCCCTTCTTAAGGGGGTAGGAGCATATCTTGGAGATTGTGTCAAGCACAATCTTTAGAGCCGCGTGTCCCTTTGTGACAACGCGGGCTTTTGAAGGTTCCCTCACCACTGTGAGGGATACCTCCCTGAGGACCTTCACCGGAGTGTGAAGGACTTCATCTAGGCATGCCCAAAACATGGCTGTGCCTATGCTCTCGAAGTCGTCCTTTCGACGATATTCGATGGTTTTTCCGGTGTCTAATTCCCGTATGGGAATAGGCATCTCTTCATACTTGGCCATAAGGTCAAGCATGGCTTGGGCGGTTCCGCCCTGTGCACGGTTGGCTTCCCAACACGCTGCACCTGTGACCGTGACTCGAGCTTTCGTGTCAAGGCCTGTAAAGACGTGGTCAGGGATTTCCCTGATCACCTCATCCATAGCTGCGTTTATTAACGCAGACTGTGTTGGTGTAATCTCTGGGGGTGGCGAATCCACCGACAGAAGAAACTTCCTCTTGGATCTTAGGACCACAAGGGGAGGAGGTGTCCCAGATCCTCTCGTCTGGGACAGTGTTCCTGCCAGGTATAGCCTGGAGAAACCATCGTGTCTCACGGCTCGGTTCCATACCGGTCGTAAGAAGGATTGTATCCATCTAGGAGTACTATCCATGCTAGAGATTCCTTCTAGCGGTTCGTCCAGGTGTATCACCTGTTTGAACATCTTACGAGCACGCTTTAGCTGCTCATAATGAGTGACCTGCTCGTCTAACGAGTGGTCAGTGACTTCACCGTCGAAGAATTCGTCGGTGATGAGTATCGATATTGCTTGTATGACAAACAAATCGAATTTCTCCCAATTCCAGATTTCTTCTGGATATGAGAGGAACCGTTGTAGGAATAGTCCGTCAACGGTTTTAAGGACCTCCAGTAGCCTTTGGGCTCTGTAGGTTCGGTTACGCTCGACCGTATAGTCGGCGTATCTTGTGAGCTCGTCCTCTTTCCAAAGAGGATCGTGCTTTCCCCGAACGAAGAACGATATTCTTCGGAAGAGGGTGTTGGCATAGTTCCTCAAGGGATCTGTGCCAGGCGTACTTTTACGCGCACACTGGATCCTGTGGCCCCAGTGTGTATGATTGAAGAGAAGAAACATCTTCTCATCATGATCACGTATCTTGGTGAACCAAGTTACGTTCTTCCGGTCAGACCCGCAGAGTGCGGGACTGATCTTGTCTTGTAGCCGGTGGCAACCACCGGGCCAGACATTAATTTTAGGCTTCTCCTCCCCGTATTGGGAGGAGAACGCCCAACCTGCGAGGATCCGAAAGGGATCTTCGTAGATGGCCCGAGTCTCTGCAAAGCAGGGCTCAGGCACGTCCTCGTCTTCGGGTTCAGAACCCGATGCGATGTCCGAGCCAAAGAGGGATTCCTCTAGGGTTTCGGAACCATTTCCCTGGTTATCCAGGGATTGGTTAAAGAATCCATCCTCCGCGAGGAAGGGTTCTACCTCCTTTGAAAGCCGGGAACCGGCTTTCCGCAAGGTAAGGCAACTTGGTATCTGCTTGAGATACAAGTTGTGTGTTCCCTGGACATATGCCCGGAGGGACAGCGGTACCACCTGCGTCTTCTGACGCCGGTCGTAGTATAGCGTACAGTCTTCTATGAGACGGTACGTGAATGAAGAATGTATCGCTGAATAGTTG